CCTTTAGACTATCATTAATTAAGTTACGATCTGCTAAATCATGCCAACTTGCGTGGTTGGGCAAGGGATCGTGTTCGCTAGCATAAACGCCAGCATATAGCCAAGGGCTATTTTCTTTGCGGTAAAAGTAAGCATCTCTACAGTCAAATCCCGATATAGCCAACATATACATCAAATTCAGTATGTTATAGCTGTAGTACTGCTGACTATGATTTGTTACTACTAACCGATTATTGTACATATATGTAGTCTGCGGTATACTCAATATCAACATACCATTTACATTTAATGTTTGTTTCCACAGAGCTAGGCACTTAAAAGGATCACGTGCATATTGAAAAGTATCATGACTCCAAATCAAATCAACTCGACGTCCAATAGGAACTTCTTCAAAGTTAACTTTAACAGGAACAATATTGGGACTACCGGCTAAAATCTCTGGCTCAATTTGATCTACTTTTTGATCTACTGCATAAACTTTGTAGTTGTGGGGCAGTGGTGGATCATCTCTTGTATACAAGTTGGCCCACCATTCTGCATCCATACCTGCACCACAACCCATGTCAGCAATAGAACTTAAGTTATCCAAGAAACTGTCATACCCATATAATATGTTGAGTACTTCTAAACTGTGTTGATGACTATCGTATGCATTTTTAAACAGTGCCATTGGTAAGTATTTCCATTATTAGTTTTTCTTTTAGTCGAGCCAATCTTGGTTCAAGTTGATAACAGGCTTCGGCTATTTCTAAATCTGTTCCCCAGGCACGTTGTGTAGCAAGATGACTTGCCCATTTGCCCACTGCATCTTTTTCTAGTTGAATATCAACTGCATCATGTCTAGGTTTGGCCTGACAACACAGATCATATTCTTTCAACAGTTCTTCTGCACGGTACTGCCAAGGTCTCATACTACAATGTCCTCCATACCAGCAGTACGCAAACGCACCACGTGTCCCAACATATAGTTTTTACTTTCTAAGCCTTTCATTACCCCGAGCCATTTGTTGCGTAACAACGCTACTTCATTGATAATGGTTTCCATATCAATTACTTCGTCTTCGGCTTCAGCATACTTTTCAGCATCTCTACTGGTCAGAGCACGTTGGTATGCTTCGAGATATTTTTTGTAATGCCGTTGACGAATCTTACGCAACTGTATATTTAAAAATTCCAATATGGCTTCAATTTCTTGTAGTTGATTAAAACGTTGTTCAGTCACACCCGGCAGATTACTCAATGCACGTTCAACATTGCCAACGATTTTTAATTCGGTTTTTGCAACTGTTAATTCTGCTTCATAGTAATCAATAAAACCAGGAATTTCACCTAAGTTTGAAACTACACGGTTATACCACATAAATTAATCTTCGTAGTCAGTATCTTCATCATCGTCGTGGTCAACGGAGTATTCTTTAAGGGCTTTTTTCAGATTACTATCAGTGCCCCCAAAATCTTGTAAGTCGATATCGTTTAGCATATCAACTACAACACTCATGACGTTGTCAGCGGCTTCTTGCCGATCTTTTTGCGGAATATATTGTTTTAGGATAGTATATACTTCGCCTAATATTTCTACTTCAATACTCATTATTAGCTTACCTTATTAAAATTTTTAAGTGCATTAATATGATCCGACAAACTGGATAAATCGCCCCAGGATCCAGGATATTTCAAATCTAATACTAGTTTTGATAATTCGATGTAACGTCTGAATCTTTCCTTAACAGTAAAATCTGGATTTGTTGTTACATCAAAAAAATATGTGTTATACGTTTCGTTTACAATACCTACTTCATGTTTCATTGCATCAATGGGAGTATTTTTTAACAATACAAAAGGTTGATGCAATGTTACATTAATAACTGTTTCGTCTAATAGATACTTTTGGTATCTTTTAAACATTAACAAAGTATCTTCGTGATCTTCTAGTGTTTCAGTTGGGTATCCAGTAAACATCAATAATGTATTTTTAATTTTATATTTAGAACACATTTCTAAATGGTAATCAAGATCTTCATTAGTAAACTTTTTACCCATATGAAATCTAACTTTGTCACTACCGGTTTCTACTCCAACAATAATGTTATGACAACCTGATTCGTTCATTAGTTTATAAAGTTCTTCTTTGTGTTGTACTGCAGATCGTATAATAAATTGTCCAGTATATTTAATATCACGAAACATAATATTATTTTTTCTTAACTCGGCTAACTTTTTTATCAAATCTGTGAATTGTTTCAACGATCCGTTGATCAAACTATCAGTAAACCAGAATTGTGTAATGCCCGTTTCTTCTATATGTTTGGTCAATTCCAATACTATATTATCTGCACTTCTAAATCGAAACTTCTTCCATATATGCCCAACATCACAGAATGTACATCTACGAACACACCCACGGCTGCCAGTTAAACTGATTGAATGTGTTAAATTTAATCCTGGATTATAGTTATCAAAATTAATATTTTTATATGTAGGTAAAACACAATCATCTAAATTATCAATTTGTAATGCCCACGATTCGTGGGGATTGCTCTTGGAATTTAGTCCGATTTCCTCATGACCTTTAAGGAATTGATCAAGAACATATTCACCTTCCCCTAGTACATAATAGTCTATTAGGTTTTTTTCAAGAAACATTTTTCCCGCGGTAATGTTTGATTCAAATTCATATGAAATACCAGGACCGCCCGCAATAACCGGAGTAGAAGATTTATATTTTAACTTTGTTAAGAAACGGCCAGTCAGCTGAATTTGCTGGTAGCTAAAAACCGTGATTGCAATTAAATCAGCTGACATAGCAAGCACTGTATCTACTGCCGAATCCAGTATCAAATCAATGTTGTCAAGCAATTCATTATTTTCAAATTGTTCCAATGATGTAAACATTGTGTAGGCTTGATTCCACTGGTCTTCGCCTAATGCATTTCTGATATATATGTTTAAATCTAAGATTTCATGCTTTATGGAATTAGCTTCGCATATGCCCGACAAAAATGCCAATGCAGGTGGCGGCTTTTCAACCGTTAGCAGACCCGACGCCATTAGAGCAACTTTATTAAATTTTAACATTGGCCAATATATTTTCTAAATCCAAAAGACCTTCTTTTAACAATTGAGATTTTTTGGGATGGTATGTAGCCGTTGACCATTCGTCAACACCAGAAAATTCATAATAGTTATTAAATTTTAACTCCAATAACCAATCAACTATTGGATATACAAAGGTTAACTTCCATACTCCATTTTCGCCCCAGGTTAGTGCCTGGGGCTTTGTAGTTGGTCCTACTATGTACAATCCTTGATATTTAAAAAAGTCAGGTACAGGAACATTATCAATACAAATAGTATCTAGAGTTACTAGTTGGTCCTTGACTATATTATTATCTACTAGAATAGTATTATTATACGTTTTCCCATAAAATTCAATGTCTAATACATGTTCGCCATCAAGTAAATCCAATGGGATTTTGATTAATGCAGAATCACTGGTAAATTCATAATCTTGTATTAAATCGTCATCAACCAAAAACTTCAGACGTGGCCACCCATTGCACTCCGTGGCAGTGAATGAGATAGCCAAATCGTTCATTCGCTGATTGTTTCTTCGTCGGGTTGTGGAGCAGGATTTGCACGGTGTGGGTTTGCAGTAATATCTGCCATTACCCGATCCAGTGACTCATTTTCATTGCGTTCCCATGCTTTGCGGAACTGCTTAATGACTGTACCATCTGCTAGTGTGTATTTAAGACTGTTACCTTCTTTGGCCAACAAACCTTTGCCCTCAATCAAGTCAACCATACCTGAATATGGATTCATACCTGTTTCATAAGGAATCTTAACTTGTACTGATTCAAAAGGTTTAGCATAGCGTGTTTTCATAATCTTACAAGCAGCACGAATACCTTTTACTTCTGAAATCTTGTTGCCATCTTCGTCTTCTTTGAGTTTGAGTTTACGCATAGCAACTACAATACTGCTGGCATAGATAAAACCCTGTCCACCTGAAATCTTGTCATCGGGATCAAACATGTCTTGGCTTGCGTATGTGTGGTTAGTTGCTACTAGACCCAAGTTCAAGTCGCCAAACATGTTAACACAGTTACGAACCAGTGCGGTAAGTGCTTTGGGCTTACGACCCATGTCACCTTTCAAGTCTCCGGCTTCGAATTGATTTACGTCAGTTGGTGTTAGCAACATACCTAAACTGTCTAGTACAAACAATACTTTAGGACGTTGGTCTTCAGGCATTGTTTTATACTCTTTTACAAACTCGCTAATCATTTTAGCCACATCATCAATCATGGCCATGTTTAACTTGAGTAGTTTGTCTTCGCTAGTGTCAACGCCAAGAGCGTGTAGCCATGCTTCATCTAGTGCGTTTTCTGTATCAATCAAGATAGGATAGATGCCTTGCGCCTGTGCATTTTTAACTAAGTTTCCGCTACAGATAAAACTTTTACCTGCGCCGGATTCGCCAGCAAAAACTGTGACCTTGCCCATGGGAATTCCTTTGTGGAAGTCCCCGGAGATAAGATAGTTTAGTGCATAGTTGTTGGTACTGATCCAGTCTGTAGGATCATTGAACCCCACGGAGATACCGTCGATACTTTTTGTAATTGATTTTCTAAATTTGCTTACGTCGAATGGTTTTGCCATAATAATTGTTCTTTCATTAAAAAAGGGTAGGGAACCGTAACTCCCTACCCGGACACAAGCACAGATTTTACTGTGTTTTACGGTTTCTGATCATAGCCAAAATGTCCTCGGCACGCTGACTTGAAGGTTTGGCCAGTGGTGCTGCCACTGGTGCAGAAGCTTCTGCTGGC